TTGGATTAGGTTGTTTAGGTTTCGTCTGACGCTTTTTAACCTAGCCGCACGTTCTTCCCGCATCAACACTTTTTTTCAATTATTTTTGTGCTCCTGCTAACTCACTGTCTTCCGCGCTTTTACGCGCGTTCTGTTTGCGTTTTGCCGCCTTGTTGTTGCACGGAGTCGAACAAAACCGTGCGTCTTTTTTAACGGACTCAAACGGCGTTGCACATTCCTCGCAGGCAAACGCTAGTTTTTTGCGGGTTAGGAAGTTGCGTTGAATCATCACCCCGTGACAATCCACCCCGCAGGTGATGCGTTTAGCCGTTGATTCCTGTTCAAATCCCAGCCCGCAAACTGCGCACGTTGAGCTTTTTAGCGGTTTTACAACGCTCAACTGCGACGTGCCAGTCGGCCTTGTAATTCTGCCGTCAGCAATTGCCCGCAGCACTATTTCCCCAAGTGCCTTGTAATTAAGCGTTCTGCAGGTCGGCCCGTTGTTGTAGTTGCGCGGAGTCCAGTGCAGTTCGGTGCCGTTCATTTTTATCATAGGCGGTCACCTAAACCTAGATCGTAGGCACTGAAAAGCCTTATTTTTACTCGGGAGTAAGCCGGTAATGCGGCGTGATGATCACTTTCCCATCAGACTTTAGTGTCTTAAATTTACGCACTTCCGCGTTTTTGCGCTTTAACAAAACCCGAATGCATTGGTGATCGCGCCCCGTAGCCTCAGCGATTTGGGACATAGTAGCCCAGCCTTCGCCCTCAGGAGGAAAGCTTGCGTTAAGTTCCTCGGCGAGAGCGGCAAGCCAGTTTACAGAGGGAGTCGGAACGTCTGTGATTTTGTCTCTTTTGCCAGCCATACTTGTGTTTCGTTATCGGTAAATTCTCCCCAAGCAAATCCTCGGGACCATGAAGTTGTTGCGCGGCGGTTTGCTGCGTAAGTCGTTAATTTTGGATCACCTAGCCAGCCCACACAATAGCCCGTTGGGTGTGCTCTATTACGCCCCTCTGCCTGCGTAACTCTGTGCAGATGAGCAATCAGCACCTTGGTGTGGGTGCCTGTGCAGACTGCCTCGGCGTGATCGCGCACGGCAGCCTCATTGATCATGTACCCATGTCCGGCCAACGCATCGCCGAACGGATACCAACCGTGTTGGAAATCGTAGTCGATAACCTTGCACTTGAGCTCCTTAGCACGGTCTTGAATCTGTTGGTAAACTCTGCACGCGAGCGCCGACACGATGGCCTTAGGCGACTCCATGAGATGGCGGAGTCGAGCCTCGTGGTTTCCGAGCAGGTAAACTTGCGGATGGAGCTGCGAGAGGAAAGCAAGCCCATCGTTAAGGTCGCCTTCCGGGTTGCACGCCTCGTCAGCGGTGCCTGCCGATCCACCGCGTAGGCATGCGAGGTCAATAGCGTCGCCCAGGTGGATTGTGAGCAACGGCTTAAAACGCTCCTTAAACGCCAGCACCTGCCGCAATAACGCCTGATCCGCTAGGTGCCCGTGCGAGCATCCAACAGCCATCCAGCGCCGCCATTTGCGGGTGATGTTCGCCATTATGCCAGAGCAACCGCAAACGCCTTGCAATCCGATCCTCGGACTAGCCAGCCATTTAGGAACTTGTCTTGACATGGATGCGCGTCAACGATGGCGCGGAAATACTGCTCGCGACGTTTGCAAAGTCCAGCCAGAGCGTTGGTGCCTGCCCGCTGCGCAGCCGCTTTGGTTGCAGGCCCCCAGATGCCATCTGTCGAGCATTGTATGCCGATATGATTGAGCGCCTCCTGTAGCCAGCGAATTCCGTTACCGCCGTTAACTCGGATGTCAAAAATTACCTCCCCAACGCCAATCGGTAACTCCTCCGCGTGGCTCTTGAGCCAGTAGTCAGCGTGGTAAATTGCCACCGCCTGATCATTGGTCAACGCGTCAATGTCAACCCCGGGATGACTCCGTGCGTCAATGCCCCATTTGGTCGTGCCACCTGCGTCTCCGTCGACGTGCTCTGTTACCGCAAATGCCATGTCGCCGTAATGCCCGCGAGCGTATTCGGTTTCGTGCCGTAGGACAAATTCGACTGCTTTCAGAAAACGTGGTGAATAAGCGTTACTCATGATCCGCATCCTCCTCATCCTCGCTACCGCTCATCATTTCGAGCCAGTTCTCCATTTGTTTTTGGCGAGCTAAAACGTTGCCGTAACCCACATTAAACGTGTCCGTGTGATCTGACGTTTGTGTCTGCGCAAAAATTTGCACAACGTCAAAATGCTCGCTAAGCGCCTGCGCAACTCGCCCTAGAAAATCCTCTGGAGACTCGTCTGTAAACGGCGCAATCATTTTGCCTGTAATGCTTTATAAAACTTGTAAGCCGTGTAGCTTATTGCCAAAAACAGCGAGAAAATCCGCAAGCCCGTTTCAAACTCGCTCACGGAAATTGCGACTGCCACGCTATTTACATAGCCAACGCTAAGAATGTCGTCAATGTGTCGGCTCATCGATTTTGTAAATGTTTCATGGCAGAAACTGCGTCGAGTAGCTCTAGTTCAAGTGCCTGATATCTAGCCCCCGAATGCCACGTCTCAGCGGCCTGCGCTTGGTACGTCTGTCCCTGTTGCAGATGGAGCACTCCCGAGGGCGGGTAAAGCAATCCCTGCGGAACGCGTGAAACGCTCGCGCAACCTGTCAGCAAGAGCGTCGTTGCCAGTAGCCCGAGCGGTGAGCATAGCGTTTTCCGTTTCATCGCAGTAGAGTTCAATCTCTCGCGTAAGTTGCCAGTGCGCAGCAATTACGCGCAACTGCAACCAACTACTGAGCGACTGGAGGAGGAGTAGGACCATTGGACTCGCCTAGGAAAATTGCTAACGCGCCTGCAATAGCCGCCACCGCGTGCGTGATCGCTTGGAATTTAGCGTCTGGCAGGTTGACGCCCACAAGTCCAAGGAGCGCAGCTAGTCCGGCGTAAGTCGATGGTTCTTGTAAGCGTGCGAGTAATGTTTTCATGAGGTCTCTACCCTAGGCCCCCGCGTAAAGCGGAGCGTAGTTCAACCCTTTCTGCCAGCCGCGCCCGAGTTCGCGGTTGTGGTCCTCGTACCACCCTTTCTTTTCGTAAACTGACAGCACGTCCAGAAAATACCGCTCAAATCGTGGTGCGACAGCCTCCAGCGAGAAGTTCGCCCGGGCAAACGCTACCATACGTTCTCGGCTGATTTTGTCAACATTACGGATAGCTCGCAAAATGTCTCCCATGTTGGAGCATCGGAAGCCGTTGACTTCGTCCATAATTATTTCAGTCATCGCGCCTGCGTCGCTGACAATCGGTACGCACCCGGACAACTGCATCTCAACCATAGTGCCGCCAAATGGTTCCCAATAAGTCGAAAGCAGGAACCCAAACTTTGCCCGTGCCATTAGCTTTTTGCGCGTCTCAAGGTCCGCGTAGCCGATAAAATTAACGTGTGCCGGCCATGCTGTTAAGTTCTGGGACTTGAGAAACTCGGCCTCGCCCTGCCCCGCAACGACAAGCTGTATGCCAGCGCGTTTGCAGGCATCCATTGCAATGTTAAGCCCTTTGTTGACGCCCAACCGCCCAATGTACAGCGCCCAGTTTTCCCGTGGTTGCGTTGCGTCAAAGTCGTTGAGATCGAAATAGTTCGGAATCACCGTCCAGTACCATTTGGGATCGCAGTAGCTGACACCCGCAGTGCCAACGTGCGCACTACGTAGCGGCTCAGACTCGTAACACCGCCATTTTGCCCACGCCGAGCCCGAGCCAATGCCAGGCTCAACGGTTATCAAGTCTGGATGCATGGACGCCGCCTTAGCACAGCCGCCGCCCCAAAATGCTAAGATGAAATCATTTGGTTGTTTACGCACGCCAATTTCTGCCGCTGCACGTAATGCAAATGTCTCTGCAGCAAGGTCGTTAGCGGAATGCTTGAACTGTTCCTTGCGCCAGTCATAGCCGCCGTAAGTGCGCTGTAAAACGTCGTTGTCCATCACTGCAACGTGCTCTTGCGCGTCGGTTTTGGAATCTACGTGGCCGTAGTGGATGATGTGATCTTCTGGCCGATAACGCCTCCACATGCGAATGAATTTGAGGACCTTTTGCGTAAACGCGCAGGCTACGTATTCTTCTGAGGTGACAGTGTGCGGCAGGCCTAAAACGTGAAATCTCATAATTGTAAAGGGTCGGCCCGCAATAAAGCAGACCGACCCTAGCGCGTCAATGCAAGCGGTTACTAGACTGTTGGTACTGCTGTAGCCCCAAAATTTAGCAACAACACCGTTCCAGACACCGCCGTTGGCAATGTGGTTGGAACGCTAAAGTTTGAGGTGTGCAACGCTGTGCCTTTGACAATTTGCAAAGCCGCAATTTTCCCCACAAAAAACTGTCCCGCAACCGGACGGCCGCCAATCGCAATCAAATTGTTGGCATTTGTGAGCGTATAGTTATCTGGGTAAGTATGTGACAGCGTGCCATTTACAAACGCATAAATAACGCCAGAAGCGCGGCAATATTCGATGTGGTTCCATGCGCCATAAGTTAAAATTGCGCCATCGCCATTGCCAGCAATCCAAGATCCATTGCCTTCAATGGTTCGAAAATACGTTTGATGACCTGCAAATATCCCTTCAGCGTCGGTTGGCGTTGCCGTCGTAACCATTGCGCTGGGAGCTGCAATTTGCGTTCCGGGGTTGGCAAAAAATTGAACAGTAAAATCACCGTCAGTAAAATTAAAATCCGCTGAATTTGCGTAAGTTAAATTTGACGCGCCGTTGAAAAGTGCCGACATAACACCGCTGCCTTCATTATCTTGCGTTACTGTACCGTTCAATGTTGCAGGTTGATGCGCGTCTGATGCGTCGTCGTACCAATTACCCGCCGGCGCTGGCGCTGAAAAATGCGCCCCAAGAACCGAAAGAGAACTTAAAATAGGCATAAAATTGTATTTTGAAAAAAGGGGAGTGGCACACTTAAGCACCACTCCCCTAAGGTTTAACCGCAGTTTAGGCAAACTTAACCACGTCTCCGAGAACAGAGAAGGTAGCAGACGCCGTTTTGATAATCGTGAATGCGTACAAATCCGACGCAGACGCATTACCCGCTGGGATAGCGGCATTTGCCCAGATGACTGGTGCCGATGTCCCGTCAATCAGAAAGTCCGTAAACTTATACGCCGATGCACCGTTTTTGAGCAACACCGCCAGCGAAAGCACCTGACCAATAGCCATGTGACTGTCGAGCGCCACGCTACCGTTACCGCGCACGTTAATGACGCTGTCGTTAGCTGCGTCTGCCGTGCAAATGACCACGCTAGCGGTCAGCACGTCAACGTTTAGAGTTGCTGCAAAAGCCATAGTGGCAATGGTCGCAGGTTCCTTAACGCCAGCGGGCAACAACAGATTTGGCACCGGCACAAACCCATCTTGAGTCCCGAGCGCACGCACGAGGATTTTGCTGCCGTCAGCGGGAGTCTGACTGAGCGTGATGCGTCCGTTGCCGCTCACGGAATCGATTGTATAGGCGTCAGTTAGCTGGTAAGCGCCGTCGATAAACACCATGTATTTTGACGCAGCATTGTCGCCTGCGTAGCCGATGATTGGGCTAAAAGCAACAGACGAACCGTTGCCAGTAAACACAGTCTCAGCAGCTTCCGACGGTCCATAAGGCCCAGTTGCGCCAATTAGTCCAGTGGAGCCCGTTGAACCTTGCTCGCCAGTTGCGCCCGTGCTACCAACGTCACCAGTCACCCCGGTAGGTCCAACTTCGCCAGTTGCGCCCGTGCTGCCGACGTCGCCTTGCACGCCAGTTGCACCAGTGCTTCCGAATTCTCCAGTTGCTCCAGTTGGTCCCATTTCTCCAGTCGGACCTACTTCGCCAGTTGCGCCATGAACGCCGGTAGCGCCATCAACGCCCGTAGGACCAGTTTCGCCCGTAGGACCAGTTTCTCCAGTTGCGCCGATGGGTCCAGTTGCTCCAGTTTCGCCCGTAGGGCCGACTTCGCCGGTTGCTCCCGTAGGTCCACTAGCGCCGATTGCGCCAGTTGCTCCAACGGCACCAACTGCGCCGTCGAGATTGACAATCCACGAACTGTGCGTGCCGTTGCCGCTGTGTGCGGTGACGTTAACATACATCTCGCCAGTAACGCTATTGTACGAGGTCACGGTTGCGTGCATGTGATTGCCCGCTGCCGTTGCGTCGGTTATAATAACTGTTTGGTTTGGCGAGTAAGCAAGCCCAGCTTCAACAAAAAAGTTGTGCGCACCATTTTGCACAGTCAACGTCGAGCTTGAGGTCGTCTGGTATTTGTCGCCGAGACCTGTGGCGCCCTGCTCCCCAGTGGCTCCCGTTACGCCCGTAGCGCCTGTGCTACCAAATTCGCCAGTGCTGCCAGTCGGGCCAACATCACCAGTGGCTCCCTGAGGACCCGTTGCGCCGTGGACGCCTGTAGCGCCTTGCGGTCCAGTTGGACCAACTTCGCCTGTAGGTCCAATAGGCCCAGTGCTGCCTTGGATGCCGGTAGGCCCGGTCTCTCCAGTGGGTCCGACTTCGCCCGTCGATCCAGTCA